ATTAACTATTCCTTTAAAAATAGGATAATTTCTCAATTCATTTGGGTCATCTAAATTATAGATTGTTTTATTTTCTATAACTTTAGATGCCAAATTGTTTAAAGAAACCATACTATTTTTGACGGAACTTCCCATACCCTGGGCCACAACATCATCATATGTATTATGAATTAATTGTTCATCAGGGATCATGAATTGTTCATTCTTAATATTTAAACATAGTAATTCTCTAAGAGAATCATATGTTAAATATCCGAATGAATAATCCAATGATTTATGGAAAGTATAGATCTTCATTTTAAATCTTGAATTATTGAATTTCTTCGATAATTTAAGACTTAAACCTTTGTAAAGAGAAGATAATATACATGGAAGATTCTTAGTAGAACCTAGGTAATTCCCCTTGACTTTGTAAAAATCATAGAGGTTTACCATTACTATAAATGGATTTTCGATATTATCGACTATCCCATTCATTGGTAATCCAGTAAATTCTCTTCCTTTACAGAATCATCTTTTAGCAAATTCATATGTATCTTTGGATACATGTGTTTTACTATCAGATAATTCCACACCTAAATAACCCATTCATTTCATATATGTCTTGGCAACTTTATCATTTTTAATAACGATATCGTCACCAAGAATAATATAATCTGAAAAATTATTTAGACCATTTAGCTTAGCACATCAGTGTAAAACTAAATGGTGTGTAAGTGTAAAGGCAGCTCAGGAAGAATATGAACCCATAGGTTGACCTGTTCTATATTGAACAAGATTACCCTCTGGTGTTTCAAATTTCCTATCAGATAGTATAAAATTTCATCCATCAGCTACTTCTTTTGATATTGCTATCTCAAGAAGTCTCCTCTGGAGTGAAATTGGAAATCTATCTGTTGCTGATGACAGGTCTATAGATCAAAACATGTTTCCATCGTCCTTTCATTCATTTAAAGGACTCTGGGTGTAAGTCCTATCACATGGAAGATTTCGAAGTTTCTTCATAATCTTTTCATGTATAGGTTTAAGAAATAATTGAGTATAGTAATCAACTATAGCAACTATTCTTAGTTTACACTCAGGATCATAAATAAATGAAAGTTTACCCAACTTTTGCGAAGGAAAATTCTTTTCCCAAGCATAATTGTATTGACTTTGGAAATAATCAATTCCTGATTGATCAGTTATTTTAAATAATGATGCAATCAAATCATAACTATAAGACAATAAAGAACTGTAAGCAGTCTTTGTTGCCTTACCATTAGGACCAGCCTTATTTGATAAATAAATATTATTTATTTCAAACTTTGGTTTTTCCATATGTAAGTTATAATTTGATACAAATTCTTTAATAAAACCTGCTG